AATATCAGAATTAAAATCTACAGGATTCACAATTGTTGATTTATATATTGCAGGATATTCAAACAGTCAATTATTTAATGCAGGATTTACTGCAAATGAAATGCTTTCTATTGGAGTTAGTGTATCAGAATTAAAATCATTTGGATTTACAGCATTAGAATTAAAAAATGAAGGTGTTTCATTAACAAATTTGAATAATGTAAATTATACTATTGTTGAACTACATTCCGCAGGGTATAATCCTACAGAATTAATAAGTATTGGATATGGATTAACCGATATTTCCGGTGTTTACACATTAGTAACATTAGAACAACATAGTACATTACAAGATTTTATTGATGCAAATTTCAGTACAAGTGATATATTAACATTATATACTGTGAGTGAAATACGTATAAATGGTTCTATTAGTGTATCAAATTTACTTTCTAATGGTGTTTCTGTAAATGTAATGAAAACATCAGGCTATACTTTGTCTGAATTAATAACTGGTGGTTATTCAACATCGGTATTAATAACAGTATATACTTTGATTGAAATTCGTCAAGAAGGTAATACAACTGTATCTAGTTTACTGGCTGCAGGTGTTTCAGCACTTGATATGAAATTATCCGGTTATGTATTAACAGAATTAATATATGGTGGTTATTCTTTGGCAAATTTAAGAAGTGCTAACTATACATCAACAGAATTAAAAGCACAAAGTTATACAGCAACTGAATTAACTAATGTTGGTTATTCAATTACAGAATTATATGATGCAAATTATAATGTGTCTGAAATATCAACTGCTGGATTTACTCCTGAACAATTAAAAACAGTTGGTTTCAACGCAGGTGAACTGAGATCTATTGGTCAAACAGATACACAATTACGAGATTTGGGTTATACAGCTGGTGAAATGATTGCAAGTGGAAGTACAATAACGGAATTAAAAACGGTTGGTTATACTACAGTAAATTTAAGAAATGCGGGTGTTTCATTAACTGATATGTATAATATTAATTATAGTATAAGTGAATTACAAGCAGCTGGATATACAAATACAGAATTAGGTACTCTTGGATATACACTAACAGAATTTGCAGACATTTCAAGAAATGTTGTATTATCTGATTGGGTTATACAAAAACAAACTTCAAATGAAATCTTTGAATATGTTGAATTCAGTAATGGAATATTTATAGCTGTTTCTAAGACACATTATAAAAAATATTTATATTCAAGTGAGTCTGGAAATGAATGGAATAAATCAGAAATTGATAATGAATATAAAATATATAAGAGTGTTGCTTATGGAAATTCAAAATGGATATCTATACGTGATAACAAGGTAGCAACAAGTATAGATGGTAGTACTTGGAATATTTCTCAAACAAATTTATCGGATTATTTTTATTCAATAGCATTTGGAAATAGTATTTTTGTTGCAATAATAGGTTCTCCAATACAAAAGTATTTGGCTACTAGTAATGATGGTATAAATTGGGTAATTCAAACAACACCGGTAAATTTGAATTGGACATCAATAATATATGGAAATGAAATTTTTGTAGTAGTTGCAAATGATGGTACAACAGGAGATATTATAACAAGTAATGATGCAATAACATGGACACAACAAGTAACACCATCTGGAAATTATTATTGGAAAGATATAACATATGGAAATAATCTATTTGTAGTAAGTGGAAATGGTATTCTAACAAGCGAAGATTCTATTACATGGTCTATTCAAGAAAATACAGAAAATGAATCTTGGGCAAGTATAGCATATGGAAATGGTAAAATGATTTCTTGTAATTTTAATGGTTCAACAAGTAAATTATTAACATCTGATTTGTTTCAATATGGTTATAGTGCACGTGATTTAATTGATGATGGATATACTCCTCAACAATTGTTGGATAATGATTATACATTAACAGATTTAATACTTGCAAATGTATCTATTAGTGATTTGAAATCAGTAAATTATACTGTAGGAGATATTATTGATTATTTTAATGGAAGTGATATTAAAACAGCTGGTTATACATTAAATGAATTTACATCAACAATTAGTCCTGTTCCAGATATTTTAACATTAAAATCATATGGTTTTACATTACAAAATTTTTTGGATGAAAATTTCAGTACAACCGATATTTTAAATGCATACAATATAAATGAAATTGCTGAAAATGGTTCTATTAGTGTAACTACTTTAATTTCTTCAGGTGTTTCCGCAACACAATTAACATTAGCAGGATACAGTTTGATAGATATAATAAATGGTGGATCTTCATTATCTGATTTAAAAGAAGCTGATTATACAGCAGCTCAATTAAAGGCTCAAAATTACACAGCTACTCAATTAAAAGGTGTTAATTATACTATTACAGAGTTATATAATGCAAATTATAGTGTATTGGATTTATCTAATGCGGAATATGATGTGAATGAAATATATGGTGTTGGATATAATTTAACTCAATTAAAAAATGGTGGTTATAGTGCAAGTCAAATTATAAATGCAATAGATATTTCTTATGTTGATTTGTATTCAGTTGATTATACAGTACCAGAATTACAAACAGCTGGTGCTGATTTTGAAGATGTATATACATTTAGTTTAACTACTAGTGAATTAAAATCACATTCATATACTGCATCACAATTAGTTAGTGTAGGAATTAGTATAGATGAATTATACAACGGTGGTTATAATGCTTTGGATGTATCTAATACTGGATTTTCTTTAAATGAATTGAAGAATGCGGGATATAATTCTCTTCAATTAAACAACGCTGGTTTTTCAAGTGATTCATTAAAGAATGTTGGATTTACTGCAACTGAAATGGTAACATTAGGCGAAACAGCATCAAGTTTAAAAGCATTAGGTTATAGTGCTTTACAAGTAAAGAACGCAGATTTTACATTACAAGAATTACATGATGCAAGTTATAATATAACAGAATTACAATATGCAGGTTATACGGTTACAGATTTGTCTTCTGTTGGTTATGAAATATCTTATATTTTGTCTATTCCTTTAGAATACAACATATCAGAGTGGCAAACGCGTTATAATACTTCTAATAATCCATATTATTCATTAATTTTCAGTAATGGTTTATTTATAGCTGTTTCATATTTATCGAAAAATAATATTATTACTAGTGTAGATGGTATAACTTGGACAATAGTTGATAATGAAAATTACATGAATTGGATATGTCTAGCAAATGGAAATGATAAATATGTAGGTTTGGTAGATTCTTACGATAAAACATTAATAGTAACAAGTGATGATGGTATAAGTTGGACAATTTCAAATACTCAATCTAATTATAATTTTCATTCTATGGTTTTTGGTACTAATAAATTCGTAGCTATAGCTGAAACACTCGGTAGTGGAAGACAAATATTAACATCTGTTGATGGAATTACTTGGACCATACAAACTATACCTGTTTCAAATAATTGGAAATCAATAACATATGGTAATAATTTATTTGTAGTTGTTGGAAGTTCTACTAGTACTAATGGTGTAATAACAAGTAGTGATGGAGAAACATGGACAATACAAACAACTCCTAATGACAATACTTGGCGTTCAGTTGTTTATGGAGGAGGTTTATTTGTGGCAGTAGCAAGTAGTGGTACAAACTCCCGTGTAATGAAGAGTTCAAATGGATTTAATTGGAGTTTGGATAGTTATGTAAGTACAGACAATTGGACTTCTGTTGTATATGGAAATGGTAGATTTGTTGCTCTATCATCCAGCGGAAGTTCATACTCAATATTGACATCTGATATTATGAAATTAGGTTTTACAACAAATGATTTGAAAGAAAGTAATGTTTCAGTTTTAGATTTATCTGCTAATTTCACTACAGTTGAATTGAAAGATGCTGGTTATAGTGCTACTGAATTAAATGATAGTGGATATGCTATTCAAGATTTAAAAGATGCTAGTTTTAATGCTGTAGAAATTAAAGATGCAGGATATCAAGCACAAGATTTGGTTAGTGTTGGATTTACTACAACTGAATTGAAGGAAGCTGAATTTACAGCAACAGAATTAGTAGATGTTGGAATAACAATAGAAGAATTAAAAGAGGCTCAATTTACTGCAGTTGAATTGAAAGATGCTTCTTTTAATATTACTCAATTATATGATGTTAGTTTTACAGCAGTTGAAGTTCAAGAAGCTGGATACATATTGCCAGAATTGAAAACTGTAGGATTTAATGCAACCGAATTGAATCAAGTTGGTTATAGTTTGAGTGAATTAGTTCCACAAAAAATTATTAAAACAACGGTTAGTTATAATATTCCAGATATTGATGTAACAGATTTGGAAAATGATGGTGGAGCAACAGTTACTGCAATTAAAACTAATATTCAAAATAGATATGCTACAAACTTAGGTATTAAACCTGAACATGTTCAAGTTACTCTTGTTCCTGCTAATTCAGTAGATGTAAATATTGAAGTAACATCATATGATGATGAAACAGTTGGAACCAGTTTATCTACAATAACATCTGATTCAAGTGCCGCTACAGAATTATTAGATGATATTGTGAGTGGTGCACAATCTACAAACAATACAACTGCAGTACAAACTGCTCAAGCTGTAGATGTTAATAATGTTGCAGCTCCAGTAACAACATCAGTAGAAGAAACTCCACCTCCTCAATATACACTTCAAGAATTGAAAGACGCTGGATTTTCAGCATTAGAATTAAAGAATCAAGGTTATACATTACAAGAATTAGTGGATGTTGGATTTAATGTATCGGAATTAAAATCGGCGGGTTTTACTATTGTAGAACTACAAGCTGTAAGTATTACAGTTCAACAAATGATTGATTCTGGTTATACTTTAACTGATTTAAAAAATGCTAATTATGGTATTTCGGAATTAATAACTTATTATAATGGAACAGAATTACGTCAATCTGGTTTCACACTTACAGAATTTAATTTACATCAAACATATAGTGTAAGTCAATTAAAAGGATTTGGATTTTTACCTTTAGATTTCAAAGACGATAATTATACTGTTTCAGAATTGACGAGTGATTTCACAATAGGCCAATTGCGTGTAAATGGTGGATATACTGCTGAAGAAATGTTTAATTCGAGTATTAGTGCAACAGATGCAAAAAATGGTGGTTATACATTATCAGAATTAAAAACTGCACAATATTCAGCAAGCAATTTACGAACAGCTGGATTTGCATCAAATGATATGAGAATTGTAGGTTTTACATTACCAGAATTAGTTACTGGAGGCTTTAATGCAACTCAATTAAAAACTGGTTATACAGCTAGTGAATTAAAAGGAGAAGGATTTACTTCAACACAATTACGAGATGCTGCTTTTACTGTTTCTCAATTAAACGTTGCTAATTATACATTAGTTGAATTGAACACAGCAGGATATAATGCAGTAGAATTAAAATCAGTTGATTATACTCCTGGAGATTTAAGACCATTAGGATTTACTGATCAACAATTATATGATGTTGGTTATACAATACAAGAATTTAAGGATTCATCATTTAGTGTTGCTGATATAATACAATTTTTCGATGGTGCAGATATAAAAACTACAGGTTACACATTAAATGAATTTAATGCAACAACATCTTTATCTGTAAATACATTAAAAACATATGGTTTTGTATTATCAGATTTTAAAGATGAGTCTTATATACCTTCACAATTAATTAATGATTATAGTGTAAATGACTTGCGTTTGGGTAATTATACTGCTTCAGAAATGCGTTCATCTTCGATAACGGCAACAAATATGAAAAGTGGAAATTATACATTACAACAATTATTTGATGGAGGTTATACATTAACAGAATTAAAAGAAGCTGCTTATTTGACTTCTGAATTAAGAAATCATTATACTATTCAAAATATAATAGATATTAGTTTTTCAATTACTGAAATTTATGAAGGTTATAGTGTTGGAGAAATGCGTTCAGCCAGTTTTACAATTAATGAAATGCTTCCTATTGTATCTAATAATATTGGAACTTTAAAAACGGGTGGTTATACATTATTAGAATTTAAAAATACAACATCATTGACAATTTCTCAATTAAAAGTTGCATTTACTTCTTCTTCAGAGTTTAAATCTGCTGGTTATACATTAACACAATTGCTTGAATTTGATGATTTTACAATATCACATTTACGTGTTAATGGTGGATATAGTGCTTCAGAAATGAGATCTGTAAATGTAACAGCAACAGAAGCCAAAAATGGAGGGTATCAATTACATATATTAAAAGCTGGTGGATATACAGCAACAGAATTATATGGAGCAAATTATAATTCTCTAGATATGAAGAACAGCGGATTTACAGATCCAGAAGAATTGATAAATGCCGGATATACATTACAGAATATATACGATGCCAGTTTCGATTCTGGTTTATTACGAGCTATACAATATACAGCTGCACAATTAAAAACTGTTGGATATAATGCAACACAATTAAAAACTGGTGGATATGTTGCTCAAAATTTAAAAGATGCCAATTTTACAGCACAACAAATGCAAGTTGGAGGATATACTGCTACAGAAATGTATAATGTAGGTTATAGTGCATCTGAATTAAAAGCCGTTGATTATAATTCAACACAATTACGTAGTGCAGGATTTTCTGCAAGCCAATTAAAAACTGCTGCATTTAGTTCAACACAGTTGAGAAATGGTGGTTATACTGCAGAACAATTAAAAACTGCTGATTTCACCTTATCGGAATTAAAAACAGGTGGGTATACTGTCGATATTTTGAAACCATTATATACATTACAAGATTTAAAAGATGTTTCATTTTCGGTTACACAATTAAGACCAGAGTATACTATACAAGATATTATTGATGTTGGATTTACCATAAATGAAATATATGGCGGAGGATATAGTATTGATTCTATGAGAACTGCTAATTATACAGCCGGTGAAATGCTTCCAGTTGTTTCAAATAGTATAACTACATTAAAAAATGGTGGATATACACTTACAGAATTCAGAACAGAAACATCATTAACCGTTAATCAATTGAAATCACATTATACTGCGTCTGAATTTAAATCTTCTGGATATAATATTACTCAATTACAAGAATTCAACGATTTTACAGTATCTCAATTACGTGTTGTTGGAGGATATACTGCAGCCGAAATGAAAACTGCAAATGTTAATATAATTGATGTAAAAACCGGTGGTTATCCTTTATTTTTATTGATTAGTGCTGGATATACAACAACTGAATTTAATACTGCGGATTATACGGTACAAGAATTAATTGATGAAGATTTAAATCCTACAATTATTCGTGATGGTGGTTATCATATTTCTGAAATGTCACCATATTTTAATAGAGTACAATTACGTGGTGCTGGATTTAAAGCTGTACAACAAAAAGCAAATGGTTCTAATCCAAAACAATTATTTAGTGCTGGTTATTTATTAACAGATATTAAAGAAACTGGTTTTACATTACAAGATTTTAAAGATAGTAATGTTTCTGTATCTAATATTAAAAATGCTGGTTTTAGTGGTAAAGAGTTAAAAGAATCTGGTTATAATGCCACAACATTAAAAAATATTGGTTTTACTTTGAGAGAACTTTCAAAAACTACTGTCGCAAAGAAATTTAATATCAAATATAATGTTAAAAATTTAAATCTTTCTGATTTAACTACTAATGATAGTATTCCTTTAGTTAATATTAAAATTAGAGTTAGGGATAGATATGCAGCTAAGTATAGTTTACCAATAAATAGAATCAAAGTTAATATTACAGATGCTAATTCTATTGATGTTGATGTTGAAGTTACTACAAACACAACTGATGAGGAAAATACAGTTTCTAATGATACAGCCACAGATACAGAAGATATTATTACAGAAGAAACTGGAATAGCTACAGATTCTAATACTACTACTACTACAACTACTATTACAGAAGAAGCATTTATTGGATTTAATGCTACAGAATTGAAAAATGCTGGATATGGAATTATTGAACTATATCAGGCTGGATTTACCAAACAAGAATTATTTATTGCTGGATTTGAAATTAGAGATTTCAGAAAAATAAATACATCAAAGGCAGAATTATTAATATTAGGATTTACAGAAGAAGAAATTCGCCTTGCTGGTGTCGAGTTCTATCTTGAAGCATTTAATTCTACTGTTCAAATGGGGGTATTAGCTGATTTAATAGATGGTGTAGATATACCTTCACTTACTGGATTTGATGCAACAGGTGTAATATATGTATCAAAAACATTAATGAATGAAGTTTTTACTGTAAAATTAGTTGGTGATTTATACGATTTGAATAATGTTAATATTACATACTTTACTAATATGGATAAATGGACAGATGGATTTGTTATTAATAGTGCAAATGCTATGATGGATCACGCACAATCTAATGGTGCTATTTATTCATTCGAAACACGAGAAAAAATGTTATTAAAACATGACTTTGTTCGATATATTGCATTTAAAATGTTTGGAAGTGTTCAAGCTGTTGATTTATTTGCAAATGAAAGTCAATTAGTTTCATCCTTGAATGATTTAGGAGATAATAACTTTCAAGAAGATATTAGTGGTATTTTATGGAAGTATTCTTCTACAAATCCTAATCCTCAATTAAATTCTAATTATGTTCATGATGCATCTTTAAATTTATATGGAACAACGGAATCATTTACTTCATCGGATAATGTTTGTAGAGAATTATTCAAACAATTAATTAAACATAGAAAAGAAAGATTTGCTGATTTAGGACTTCCTAATGACGATGGATTATATTCTATTCCTATTTATGATGGTGATACTATTTCATTTACATGTGAAATTGCACCCAATCAAGATCAAAGGGTTCTTCAAACAAATCAAACTATACCTTCAAAAGTATATAAAATTATGATCATTATTGGAGATGAAATTAATAATACTACACCTCTTGATTAATTTATTCTTCGATTTTACTATATAATTTCAATAATTAAAATTATATATTTTTTGAAACAACTAACAATAATATATAACCATGTCATCTAATTTATATTGGAATTTCAGAAATTCTACAATAGAAAACAATAAAATTGACGATATAATACTCGATCAATCTGCATCTCTTGTTAATTTTGTTCAAAGTGATATTAATGATACTGGTTTAGAATTTAAAAATATGAACAAATATGTTGACTTTGGAACCAATACAATCAATATTGGAAATAATTATACAATAGAAACTCTTTTAAAAATGAATTTAGACGATGACGAAATTAATACTTCTGATAATTGGTCTCAAATTGGAAATAATATTATTGGTGAAACTAATGAAGATCGCTCTGGTTATTCAACATCTTTATCGAGTGATGGGTCTATTATTGCTATTGGAGCTATTCAAAATAATTCTAATCAAGGTCATGTTCGTGTTTATAAAAATACTGATGGTACTTGGAACCAATTAGGTCAGGATATTGATGGAGAAACACAAAATGATTATTTTGGATCAAGTGTTGCATTATCTGCTGATGGAACCATATTAGCATGTGGAGGTTTAAAACATGATTCGAATAAAGGTCATGTACGCATTTTTCAGTATAATGGTTCTACTTGGAATCAATTAGGGACAGATATTGATGGTGAAATAGCTGAAGATGAATCTCCTACTTCTTTAGCAATTTCTTATAATGGCTCTATTATTGCTATTTCATCTATTAATAATAATAGTAATCTTGGACATGTAAGAATATTTTCATATACTAATTCTTCATGGAGCCAATTAGGATCTGAAATTATTGGAACTGTAGTCGGAGAACATTTTGGAAGATCTATTTCTTTATCTTCAGATGGTACTATTATTTCAATTGGAGTTTCTTTACACGATTCTGATAATAAAGGCACAGTTAGAGTATTTGAATATACTAATAATGATTGGTCACAAATTGGTTCAGATATTGATGGTCCGTCATATTCTGAATTTGGATGGTCATCTTCATTATCATCTGATGGAACTATTATTGCTATTGGTGGTCTAAGATATGATTCATATAATGGAATAGTTAAAGTGTATAAATATTTGAATAATTCATGGTCTCAATTAGGATCTGATATTGTTGGTAATTCATCTACAGATGGTGGTGTATATCATATTTCTGGTGGTGTATATCATATTTATAATGGTTCATACAACTCGAATTCTCTTTGGAATGAATGTGTTGGTTGGTCATGCTCTTTATCTTCAAATGGTAAAGTATTGATTGTTGGTGCAATAAATGGTGATAATACTTCATCAATAGAAACTGGTAGTGCAAAAGTATATTATTTTGAAAATGATACATGGAATCAGATTGGTCAAACACTATATGGTGACTCATATTTGGATAAATATGCTTGGTCTGTATCTATTTCATCTAATGGAAAAAAAGTTGCTATTGGAGTTCCTCATTTTTCTACTTCATCAATCGGTATTGTAAAAATTTTTTCATTACCAGAATTAGATCTATCTGAACAGACTTTATTTAGTTTTGGTGATTCTGATACAAATAAATTGGAATTAAATTCAGGTACATCATATACCAGTTTAAAATGGATCTCTTCAGGAACAATTTATGACATATCTACATCAAATGTATTTTCGGATTTTTCTAATATAAAAGTTGTTTTTGACAATTCTATGAATTTTTATATAGATAATTCACATATTGGTTCAGTTAATATACCTTCTTTTACTTCAGATATTAGTTTTGCGTATAATTATTTAGGTAGGGATTTATCTAATAGTGAAAATTTCAATGGAAATATGTCATACTTTTCTATTTATAAAAATGATTATAATATTTTAGATCTTAGTGCATCTGCTGTTTTTTATATTTCACAACAAGATGTTCAAAATGTTTTCAAAGTACGTACTTCAGAAACTGATATTTCTAATATATCTTATTCAGAACTTTTACATTTTATTCATATGGATCAGTGGCCTACTAATTTAATACTTAATCCATTTAATGCAGTTATGAATAATGATGATGCAATATTATCATTTTGGAATTCTTCAAAAATGACAGTCAAACATGATTATATTAGATATTTATCGCAAAAATTATTTAATAATCCTCATTGTGTATCTATGTTTAATAATGAAACACAACTTGTTAATTCTATAGAAAATATAGGAAGTGAAATATATCAATCTGATATTAGTAGTGTATTTTGGAAATTTTCAACCGATTCTTCACATACTCAAGATGGATTTATATATGATTCAGTTACGGGAAAAAAAGCCACCAATAATACCATTATAACAAATGATAATATTTGTAGACAACTTTTGAATACTATTTTACAAAATGCTTTTTCTAGATTTGATAATATTGCTGATGTTATGGATAGTAGCGGGGTATTTCCATTACCTATACTACAAGGCGATACTATTTCATTTGAAACATCATTAAACCCTACAGAAACACAACATTTATTGACATCAACTAATGATTTTGGTGGACGCACATACAAAATTAAATTGATTATTAATTAATATGTGTGAAATTTATTGTTTTCAAAGTTTATTTATTATTTGTTTCCAATTCTTTACTTGGATTTTAGATTTTTCGTGTAACTCTTTTCCAATACTTTTTGAATAATCTGTAACAAATAAATTATCATCAAAGTGTTTCCATACACGTGTTTCAAATAAAGAATATGCATTTTTATAAGAATCTTCAAAATTTCCATTCGTTTTATGCATATGAAATATCATAGATCTATCAAAGTCATATGCTTCTAATAAATCTGCTTCTCGTACAATATGATAAGCTATTTGATAATTACCCAAATTTGGATACCCATATTGTTTTACTTTTGAGTAAGACATCGTATTAATAATATCAATTATTGTTTCTCTTTTTTCAATTAAATTTGTATTTTCCAACAATTCACTTATTCTTTCTATTCCAAAATCTACATCTATATATTTTTTATCACACATATCATGTAATGCTGCTGCTGTATAAATTATTTCGCGCTGTGTTTTTATTATTGGATAATTATTTTCTTCTTTACAACATATGTCATGTGCATTTTGAAGTACTTTCATACTATGTCCAATACTATGAGATTCATCATAACTATATTTCATCGTTGTTGAATATATGAATTGCAAAATTGGAGATATTACCTTCATTTAGACTGGATAAATTATAATATTTATAGAATTAAACAATTTATATCAATTTTTCAATTAAATTTTGCACTATTAAAATTTAATCGAACGTTTATTATTTTCTATAAAACTTTTTTTGATATCTTTTACACATGAATCAAACTTTTTGGAACCACCATTTACTTTATTCATATATACAATATTTAATTCACTAATATCATCATTATTTACAATTATATCGTGATGCTCTTTTTTCCAATTAATATATTTTTTTAAAATACGCTGACATAGTATTAATATAAACGATTTAAATTCTTCATTTTCAAATACTTGCCAAGAGCCTTCTTCATATTTGTATATAATATTTGGATTTTCTATTAAACACAATAACGGAATATTTTCACGTTGTTTATCTAATAAACGAACAATACACATTTCTCTATTATTGTCAAACAAATGTTGTAAATCATCGTCTTCTATTTCTATTTCGCTTATCCATGTTTTGTAATCATCTTTTTCATTATATGAGTCTAAAAATTCTTCAATAGTTATGGGATTTTTAAATACACTATTTACACCAACTCCGCTTTGTAATTCACATACTTTATTTTCTAAGTATTCTACACGTTTTGATAAATCTACTATACACTGTAATAATGTTGGTTTTTCTATTGTTGCTTCATTTATACTTCCATGACGTAAAATCATATGTTTATCTCTTTCTCTTTTTGTTTTACATTGCATCAAACATAACTGACAATAATAATTTGCGTTTTGTATCATCTTTTTATTTATAATATTTATATACAAATATAATATTTAATTTAATCAATTTTTTGTAGAATGATTAAAATGAATTATACTTTAAAAATACGTCCACCTATTGTTTCTTCGAATAAAAATATACCTCAACAACCACAAAATAATTACGAAATTAATCAAGCTTATTTGAGAATGTCAATGATGGATCGTATTAAACATAATGGAGAACCTTGTAAAAGTTGTGGAAAATAATATGGTAAAATAATATAATAAATTTATAGATTTATAATATAGATGAGCAAATATATGGATAATAAACGAATGTTTTTAGAGCCTACTGTTTCACAATATGGAAGTCGCATGGTAATGACAAATGTTAATAAACCTACAAAAACTAAATATTGGAATATTGATACTCAATTTTGTAACGATTATACTTCATTAAATACAACAGAATATAATATTTCTTTACCTGAACCTATTAATGATGTTAAATCTATCAAGGTTAAAGATGTGCAAATCCCTATTACTTTTTATAATATATCATCTTCATTAGGTAATAATATTTTACAAGTTGTAGATAATACAACCGAACATAATATTATTCTTCCAAACAATCAATATGATTCTATTTCTTTAGCAACTGAAATTAATAATCAATTTACTGGTTTAGGAATTCAACTTACTATAGATCTATCAAATAATCAACACAAAACTAATATTACTAATCATTCGATTAATAAACAATATGATATTCGTTTTGCAATATCTAATAAAAATTCTTGTGTTGGAGCTAATGTTGAATTTGATAAAAAATTTATTAAATCTAAACTTGGATGGATACTTGGATTTAGAAACATCGCATATACCATAAACAATACTACCACACTTACGAGTGAAAGTGTATATTATACATACTTGAAAAATATTTTTTTAGTCATAGATGAATTTTCAAAAGGAAATGAAAACACATTTATTTCACCTATGTATGATTCTCTTTTAAATAAAAATATTTTAGCCAAAATATCACTCGATTATGAATCTTTTCCATTTGGTTCTATATTAAATGGTAATGACGGTGGAGGATATTTATTATCAGATACTCGTTCTTATTCTGGGAAAGTTAATTTACAAAAATTAAAAATACAACTTGTAAATATTTATGGATTTCCTATTCATATGAATGGTGTTGATTTCTCTTTTTCACTCGAAATTGAATACGAATAAACATTTGAAAAAATTGATTCTATTTATTATTTTATATCAATAATAAATACATTATGGAAAATAATATTACATTAAGTATCGAGCAAAAATTTGCATTCCAACAGTTCAAGAAGGGACACAATCTATTTATTACTGGTCCCGGAGGTACAGGAAAAACACAACTTATTAAACATCTTGTCGAATATATGATCAATCTGAATATTAATCATAAAGTTTGTGCTATGACCGGCTGTGCCGCTGTATTATTAAAATGTAGTGCATCTACTTTACATTCTTGGTCTGGAATTAAATTAGCAAAAGGAGAAACACAAAAAATATTAAATAGTGTATTACGTAATAAAAAAGCACTCGAATCTTGGAGGGGAGTTAAAGTATTAATTATTGATGAAATTAGTATGATGTCTCAAAAAATTTTCGAATTATGTGATTTAATTGGTAAACATGTTAGGAAAAATGATAAACCTTTTGGGGGTATTCAAATCATCTTTACAGGAGATTTCTTTCAATTACCACCTGTTGGTGACAAAGATGGAAATGATTCTACTTCTAAATTTTGTTTTCAGTCCAAAAATTGGTTTCATACATTTAAATTGGAAAATCATATTCTATTGAAAACTATTTTTCGACAAAATGATCCTACTTATATTGATATACTTATGCAAATACGAGAAGGAAAACTTGATGAAAAAAATATACAAATACTCAAACAATATGTTAGAAGACCTGTTAAAGATGAAAATGGCTATGTTCCTACAAAATTATTTGCTGTACGCTCCAAAACTGACTTTGTCAATTCATCCATGTATTCTAAAATTCAAGATGAAGAATTTGTTTATAATGGTATAGATAGAACTGATTGTGCACTATGGTTAGATTCACAAAAACCATTTGACTCTGAATTACGTAAAATTTGTCAATCACTTTCATACGATGATAAAACATATTTATTGAAACAGTTTAAAACAAATGCTAATATTTTGGAAAATGTTTCTTTAAAAAAAGGTTCATTAGTTATGTGTACATATAATGTTGATGTAGAAATTGGAATATGTAATGGTTCTCAAGGTGTAATTATTGATTTTGTTCAATCCAGTAAAACCAATTGTAAAATACCGATTGTTTCTTTTAATAATGGTATTACTTCTGCTATTGATTATCAATTTTATCAATCTGAAGAATTTCCATGTTTAGCTATAGGTCAAATTCCATTATGTTTGGCTTGGGCTTTGACTATACATAAAATACAAGGTTCTACATTAAAAGATGCGGATATCGATTTGGGAAATAGCATATTTGAATATGGACAATCTTATGTTGGATTATCTCGAGTTAAATCATTAGAAGGCTTGTATTTATCCGCATTTGTTCCACATAGAATCAAATCTAATCCACTTGTACAAGAATTTTATCAAAAAATTCCAGTTATTGATTATTCAGAATTATTACCAAAAATATCTACATTAGAACAAGAAATAATTAATAATGAACTTGTAGAAGAAACCTACGAAAAGGATACTAACACAAAAAAAATTGTTTTAGAAAATAATATTTTTGAATCTTTTGCATGTACTAATTCTCCTACTACAAAACGTCTTTATTTATAAAATTTATATTACCCAAAACACCCAAAATTGTTTTAGATTCGACTTATTTTTATTTCTATTTCAAAAATCTTTATTTAATATATACTTTGATATGGTGGCATCTAGTATTTTACCGGTTGCTCTACACAAAGGAAAATTATATTTTTTATTTGGAAAGGAAAATGAACTTGAAGATAGTGCAAAGGGATTTTCAGATTTTGGTGGAAGTGTTGAATCTGGCGAAACAGTTATAACAACAGCATATCGTGAAGGTTCTGAAGAGTTGAGCGGTTTTTTAGGAACACCTTCAGCTATTCAAAAACTCATTAAAAAAAGAGGAGGATTTCACAAAATGGTTATAAATGATTATCACATACATATATTTTCTATGGAATATGATGTGAATTTACCAAAATATTTTACTAATTTTCATAAATTTATGTGGTCAAAAATGGACAAACACATGTTAAATAACAGTAAGTTGTTTGAAAAGCAAGAAATTCGTTGGTTTTGTGAAACTGAATTAAAAACGTCTTTGAAACAATTTAGATCATTTTATAGAGTTATGATTAATGAAATTATAGAAAATATGTCCACTATTCGATCATTTATAAAACCAAGAATAAAAACTACTCGAAAAACTCTGAAACATAAAATGAAAGGTGGATGAGGTCCACCCTCCTTTGAGGTATCAAAGGAGGACCCAACTGAAAAATTTAAAGACGAACAACTTCTATAATTTATTTTTCTTAGTATTATTTTTTTTATTTTTTGTTTATATAGATTTTTGTATGAATTCTCACGAAGAAATATTTATTAAAGAAAATATTATTCAAAATAATGTTCCATTACATAACGTAGAATATAAACAAATTAAGAATAATGGTGATTACATGTACATAGATGGAAAAATTAATAATAAGTCTTTTAGCTATATTAATCCAATATTAAAAAAGCATACCAACGGAAAATCTAAAAACAAATATAAAGGAAAACATTTTAAGAAAAAAACTGTTCGGTTTAACAAGAATCTTTCTTCTACTGAAAATGTAGGAATGCCGACGTTAAAGCCTATAATGTCTAAGAAAAAAAGAAAGCATACTCGGAAACCTAAAAAATTGTCTACTTCAAAGAATTCAAAAAAAAAACTTGTTTAACCAACGGTATCTTCGATTATACACGAATAATTCGTGCTATGTAAAAAAATACATATTAATTTATATATATAAAGTAAATTAATATGTCTTGGAAATCGCAAGGCGGAATCTATCCTACTGAAAAATCTAATAATATTAACGTAGATACTGTTGTTGCTAACAATATCATATTAAAAAATAAATATGTTGGTACTTTCGATGTTTCTGGAGATCTTCTTGTTCAAGAAAATTTGGATGTAAAAGGACAATTAAATGTTATTGGCAATACTTCATTAACAGATACTACTACATCATTATTAACTGTTGATCAAAATGCTGATTTTTTGGGAACTACATCTTTTATTGGTGATATTACTACTGAAAGTAATTTAAATTCTGTTGATATTAATTTATCTGGAAATGTTGATATTAAAAAAAACGTCAATTTTTTAAATAATAATGATTCTATACAACATGTCATTTCATCTGATCCTTCAGGTGTTTTTATTAATAATATTCATAATACTCCTCATACACACACACTACACGTATATGGTGAAAATGAACAAGGCATTTCTATCGGTTCAAATAGTTTAAATAATTACAATATTATTGCCAGTAACACTCAAAATTCTAAAATTGAATCTAAAATCGAATCTTTTATGAGCAGTAGTGATCCCGGGTTTCAACGTTCAGATAACACTAAAATGTCTTTAATTTTCACAGGAGGAAATAATTATCATGATTTACAATCTGAATATCCAGAAACATTTGATAAAGCACATATTACATATCATGCATCTGACAGTAATGTTTTGACTGGAGATTTAGAAATTAATACACCCAACAATATTTTTTTATCAAGATCCACAGTTATTAATGATAGAGATGATTATAATAACGAACAAAAATATTTGAATGAACCTTTGACTATTTATGATAATTCGAGAAATATATATTTTGAAACTATTTACGATAATCATCTTGCATACTCGGGTTCGGCTGCTACATATTTAGCTTATGATAAAAGATCTACTACATTCACTAATCATTTAGCTTATTACATGAAACAAGGTTGGGAAGAGTTAACGCCTACTACAGGAAGATTTACTTATACACCTATTAAAGCCGGTGCTTCATATGGAGGAGGTGTTTATCCTAATGATGATAAGCGAAGTTTTGCTACATTTGGTTTAAGAAAAGCTAATGGGGATTATTTACCGAGTCAAAATATTGTTCAAGGTAATGATCCTGTTAAATATTTTACTACTACCAGTATTAATACATATAAACCACGAACAGAAGAATATGTTATGGAAATTAATGGTCCTACTCGTATAGATAATTCTGATATAGAACCTGTTAGACACACTAATTTTGAAATGAAAAAAATTAGTATTTCGGATCAATCTAATAATTTGGTTGG